AAAGTCAACAGAGTAAATCTGGTGGAGCATCTCCAACGAATGTTCCTACATTTGCAAAGGGTAAAAAAGACCCAAATTACATAAAATCAGAACCAAAACTTAAAGAATCCATGGAACTTCACGAAGCACAAAAGGATAGACCTGGGAAGGGTAGTGGCAAAAAGGATGCGTGTTATCATAAAGTTAAGGCAAGATATGATGTATTTCCATCAGCTTATGCCTCAGGTGCATTAGTCAAATGCCGTAAAGCAGGTGCATCAAATTGGGGCACTAAAAGTGAATCTATGGAAATGATGAGATACTGTCCAAAATGCCAAAAAGATGAGACTCGTAATGAGTGTAAGTATGGACCAAAATATTGGGACATGTTTTCACTTCCTTCAAAACTTTCTGGAGTTGCAATGTCAAATCCTCATTATCACACAAATAGTCCACATCCTGGAAACTTCCCAGAGTCTTATGACCATGAGCATTCTATGGCAAGGTCTGAACTTTCAACTATTGTTTCTGCCGCAAAGAGACTTCGCAAAAAGATGAAGGGTGAAGGTAATATTGAAGCATGGGTACAATCAAAGATTACTAAGGCAGCAGATTATTTGGATTCTGCAGCGGATTATGTTGATAGTGGTGAGATGAAAACTGAAGAAAGAAGTAAGAAAACTGGTGGATAGAGGTGCAACTGCAGGTGAAAGAGAAGCAGCAGCAAATAAATTATCTGGACCTTCATTGCCATCATTTAAAATTAAAGAATCATTAGGATTAGGATATGATGAATATTCAAACTGGAGAGTAGACTTTGGATTATCTGAAGATTGGCAGAAAGTAAACCGTCAGGATAAGACTGATGGTCTAAGTCAAAAAGCAGTTAATGCTTATCGTAGAGAAAATCCAGGGTCAAAACTTCAAACTGCAGTGACAGAAAAGAGTCCTAAAGGTAAAAGAGCAAAGCGTCGTGCGTCATTTTGTCGGCGTATGACTGGAATGCGTTCAAAGTTAACATCAGCAAAAACTGCAAGAGACCCAGATTCAAGAATCAATAAAGCATTACGTCGCTGGAGATGCAAATGAAATCTTTTCAACAGTTTCTATCTGAATCCATTCACATTGCAGGAGATTTTAACGGAAATCTTTACATGAATGGTTCACCTCAAGAACACGCAAATGAATCATTTCTTGCAGATGTAGTATGGCAAGGAAGACTGTATAGAATGGAAGTTGAAGGTAGACTTATGAATAAAAACGAACTTGCAGAACAATTGCAAAATGAGTATCCTGGAGCAATCGTTCATAATGTTTACCCAATTTCAGATAATGCAGTAAAAATTAAAAATTCTCAAAGATATAGACCAGAAAGTTTAACCTGGAGTGATTGATTTATGGCACAGTGGAACAAAAATGAACAAGATTATTTGAATCAAGAGAGAACTCTCTTTGAAGTTTACATGCGTGCTGATAAGCATGGTAAAATTTATGATGACCTGGGACAAGGGTTCTCTGGAGACCTTTTTGGGAGACTAAAGACCTCATTACCATATACGATATTTGATTCAACTCATCGTTATGAACAAGATGGTGACTTTAGTGATGTGGTCTTAGGTACTGGTTCCACTGTAGGAATTATTACACATCAGAGTACTGCAACCTTAGGTATTGGGACCACCGCAGGATGCTCAATTGTTAGAGAGAGTAAAAGAATATTTTCATATCAACCTGGTAAGAGTCTACAGGTTCTTCAAACTTTTGTCATGGATTCACCTAAGACAAATTTAACTCAGGAAGTTGGATATGCATCTTCTGAAAATGGTGTAGTACTGAGACAGTCAACTGATACTTCTGGAATTACGACTGCATATTTCGTAATGAAAACCAAACGGTCTGGAATCACAACCGAAATTGTCGTACCTCAATCTCAATGGAATAAAGACACTTTTGATGGAACCGGATTTAGCACAAGTAATCCAAGTGGAATTACATTGGACTTGACCAAAGCACAGATTTTATTTACAGAATATGAGTGGTTGGGTGTTGGTGCGGTACGTTGTGGGTTAGTAAATTCTGATGGTAATTTTCACACTCTACATATTTTTAACCATGCAAATGTTATTGACAGTGTTTACATGACAACAGCATCTCTTCCTGTTCGTTATGCGATTTATAATACAGGAATTACAACATCAGCATCTACAATGAAGCAGATTTGCGTTTCTGTGCAATCTAATGGTGGATATGAGGCACGACGAGCAATGGATGTTGCAAGAAATACGACAATAGTTACAGTTCCAGGTACATCTTTTGTACCGCTCTTAAGTATACGTTTAGCGCCAGGTAGAGAAGATGCGGTTATTATTCCACACGAGTTTAACATATTCCCAGACAGCACCAGTCCAACTGCATTTGAAGTTGCATTGATTAAGAATCCAACTTTAACAAATCCAGCATTTGCAACTACCTCAAGTGTAAGTTCTAATGTCCAAGTTGACTTTGCAGCAACTGGGTTAACTGGAGGGACAATAGTTAAAAATGATTATGTAACCTCAGCAAATAAGGGTACTGCACCATTAAACGTAGTTCAAGAGTATAATTGGGACTTACAACTCGGTAGAACTCAGTCTAAGGTCAGCGACATATATACACTAGCAATAAGAGCAATCAGCGGTTCTGGTACTGCATTAGGTTCTCTTGGATTTTTTGATTTAACTTAATAGTTTTATGTCTGACAATATTTACTTGGGTAATCCCAATTTAAAGAAAGCAAATACAAAAATTGAATTTACAGAACAAATTATTGAGTTTTTAAAATGTAAAGATAACCCAGTCTATTTTGCAAGAAATTATATTAAAATTGTATCACTTGATCATGGATTGGTTCCATTTAAAATGTATCCATTTCAAGAAAAATTGATTGAAAATTTTCATAGATATAGATTTAATATCTGCAAGATGCCCCGTCAAACAGGCAAGGCCCTAGATTTAAATACTAAAATTCCAACTCCAAATGGGTGGACCACAATGGGAGATATAAAAGTTGGCGATGTAATACTTTCACCAACTGGAAAATCTGTTTCTGTGACATTCAAAACAGAAACAATATTAAATCATAATTGTTATAAATTATATTTTGATAATGGACAGGAAATAATTGCCGATGCTAACCATTTATGGGAAGTTAATAGTTCTTATTGGAGAACCGGAAAAAAAGTTATTAATACTGAAAAAATATATCAAACATATTCAAATAAAAAACAGAATATAAGAGGTAAGGGAGTTTCAGGATCATTATATATTAATTTATCTAATCCTATAATTGGAGAAGAAAAAAATCTTTTAATAGATCCGTATCTTCTGGGAGTTTGGTTGGGTGATGGATATTCTACGGATTCTAGAATTATTGCACATAAAAATGACTATCAATTTTATAAAAAAAAATTAGATATTGAGCATGAAAGAAATGATAATAATTGCATTAGATTTAAATGCAAAGATTTACAACAAAAATTAAAAGAATATAACCTACTAAAAAATAAACATATTCCATCAATTTATCTCCGTTCTTCTATAACACAAAGAATGGAATTATTGCGAGGGTTAATGGATACTGATGGTTCAATCACAAAAACACAATCATTTGAATTTTATCAAAAAAATTATGATTTAATCCTTCAAGTTGTTGAACTATTATCATCTTTAGGTATAAAATCTAGAGTAAGTAGAAAACTTATCAATCAGTGTTGGTATTATACTATCAGATTTGCAAGTAAAGAAAGAATTTTTAATCTTCCGAGAAAGTTAAATCTTATTGATACAACCAAAAGAGAAAGACCCCAGAATAAAAGGCATTATATACAAAAAATAGAAAAAGTTGAAAGTGTTCCAGTAGCATGTATCCAAGTAGATAGTAATGATCATTTATTCCTCTGCGGTGAAACGTTCATTCCTACTCATAATTCCACGACAGTAGTCTCATATCTTTTACATTATGCAGTTTTTAACGATAATGTTAATATTGCAATATTAGCAAACAAAGCATCAACCGCACAAGATCTTCTAGGGAGATTGCAACTTGCTTACGAAAATTTACCAAATTGGATGCAGCAAGGTATTCTATCTTGGAATAAAAGATCTTTAGAATTAGAAAACGGTTCCAAAATTTCAGCAAATTCTACTTCATCATCTGCAGTTAGAGGTGGATCTTATAATGTTATTTTTTTGGATGAATTTGCATTTATTCCAAATCATATTGCCGATGATTTTTTCGCGTCAGTATATCCGACAATCTCCTCAGGTCAAAGTACAAAGGTGATAATTGTTTCAACTCCAAGAGGCATGAACCATTTCTATAGAATGTGGCATGATGCTGAAAAAGGTAGAAATAATTATATACCTACTGATGTTCATTGGTCAGAAGTTCCTGGTAGAGATGAGAAGTGGAAACAACAAACTATAGCAAATACCAGTGAAGAACAATTTAAAGTTGAATTTGAAAGTTTAGGTTATGAAACCTTGATAAATATTGATATTGATGGTAAAATGGAGTCAATTGAAATTGGAAAATTGTATGAATTATTATCCGACAAAGGAAGAATTAATTCGGGATTATTTTGAATTAAACTTAATGCATCAAGAAATTGCAGAAAAATATGGGTACAAAACTAGACAAGTGATATATCGTCTATTTAAAAAATATAATATTAAAACTAAGAGTAAAAGCGAACTTTCTAAACAAATTTTCTCTAGGAGGTGTAAAAAACCATCTAAAACTGAATTAATATTACTG